GGCCTCTCTAGGTCGGTGTAGCGTGCCTGTTGCGGTACCGGTGGACAGCGGCAAAGCAAGCCTTAATGGGCCACAACAAGCCCAGCTGCACCGGTTGCTACACTCCACTTAGCGGGTTGGCGGCGTGTGGACGACGCGCCGAACTCGCCGGAGTCGCGCCTGTCAGGCATAGGAAAGCCATCGGAGCCGCTGTGGGGCGAGGCCGGTGGTGGTAGTGGAAACCGGGTGACGTCAACGGCTGTGAAGGGCCCACACACCTCTCCAGTCGACGATCGCGGCCACTCCTGACGAGCGTTCGAAGCGGGCTATGGATCATCTCCCGTGTGGAACGGCGGGGCGTCACCCCCCGACTAGTACACCAGAAAGATGGCACCTGGCCAGGGTCTGGAAGCCGAGCAACGGCGCCAAACCAGCGTTGTCTCAGTTGGAGACCGTGCGCGTGACACCAACACCCTGGGTGCAAGTCCTGGGGCGTGGGTTGGACCCCTGAGCAAGGGGGAGGCAAAGGGAACAGGGAGCTTCGGCGCCTTAGTCGTAAGGAGGTTCGAGGGCAGCTTGGTCCGGTTTGGTTGGGAACCGCCCGCTGTCCGTCCTTTGGTCATAGCCGACAAAGTAGAGTCCGGGAGCCAAATGTCGTCCAACTCGGCCCGGCGAGCTATGTACACCGGCCCTTCGGGGTGTGCGGGCGAACCACCTGAAGGCCCTTGACGGGGCCGCGCATACCTGTTCCTGGCGCCGCCGGCGACCCGCGAGACCGACGCACCCGCCCCAGTTAGCCGGGGGCGAACGGTTGAGAGTCGACACAACATAGGCGGTGCGGCCGCGTTGTGTCGGAGCCCCGGAGGGTTCCGCGTACGGTTGACGGCGTTCACAGGCAGCGTTGGGGCGGCAAACTTGCGTAGCGGTGTGTACAGGTCCCCTGGTGGGTAGGAGCGATGCGTAGCCCTCAGTAGTCGGCGGCGGAAGCGTGAGGCCTGGCTCGTCCAGGCGGCGCGGCCTTGCCGTGGATCCTGACCACGCGGGAGGTTTTGGCCTTCCTCCCCGGGTGGTGTAGTTCCTCG